GTTGGTGAAACTTACATTGTTCGCAATTGTGAAGTTCATTCTAGTTGGTGTGAAGTATGGTTAGAAGGAGAAGGTTTGAGTGATTCTTTCTTTCATCTTTCTATGTTTGAATGGCCCATCAAGGAGGAAACATCAAAACTACCTTCAAAAGAAAAAATTCAAGAAATGGATAAAATATTTAAAGAAAGAAGAGAAACACTAAGAGAATCTGACCCTGATCTTTCAAATCTTTTAGATAAAATAGATGAAACCATTATTAATAATTTAAAAACAAATGAATGATTGCTCACACAAAACACTAACTATGTTTAAAGAAAAACAAGAACGCTGGTGTTCTATTATCGAAGATTGGGAAGAAGTTGTGTATGAAAAGTGGGAAGAAGTTTCAGCATTTGAAGACATTGATACACATCGTATGAAATGTTCTCGTTGTGGAAAGATTGACTACTATTCAAAGTCTGCTCGCGATCATTATGAAAACGGAATTCCTTCACCTTGGGTAATATAAAATTATGATTAAAAATTTATCAGTACATACATGCGACGAATGTGGTAAAACATTCACAGAAGATAGACACAATTGGATAAGAGGTTGGTTTAAAATCAGAACAAATGCAAGCGTTCATTACGGAACTACTCTTGACGATATTGACATTTGCTCTCCAGAGTGTATGATTAGTTGGGCACAAAAACAAAAAGAAAAGAAATGAACGATAATATTATTAAATCAAATCTTGAAACAATCAAGCATATACATTCTGTTCGTCAGAATTTATATAAAATGATTGAAAATCTGGATGAACGTGCAAGAACACATGACCAGAGTAAACTAGAATCTCCTGAACAAGAGATTTTCGGTGAGAATTATGAACAATTAGGTAAAACCGAATATGGTACACCTGAATATAATGCGCTTTTAGAAAAGGTAAAACCTGCTATTACGCATCACTATGCTAATAATCGTCATCATCCTGAACATTGGCCGAATGGAGTAAATGATATGACTCTTTTAGACTTGGTAGAAATGCTTTGTGACTGGAAGAGTGCAACATCAAGAAATAAGAACGGAAACATTCGTAAAAGTATTGAAATTAATTCAGAACGGTTTAATATGAGTCCTCAACTTAAACAAATCTTTGAGAACACTGTAAGAGAAATGTTTCCTTAATTATGAAATTTGAATTAACAGATAATGAATTACAAATGTATAATGCCAAAGTAAAAGTTTGGCAGGATAAGCTTTATGAATATATCCGTGATAATTTTGTTTCAGATTTACGAATTAAATTTAACGAGTGTAAAGAAACAGCTAATTTTAATACATTTGCTTTGAAGGAAGTTAGACATGATGCACCACAACTCATTGAAAACTATGCTAAATCAGACTGCATCATGAAAATCTTAAAAGATTTCAAAGAAAAACATCCATTTCCAAAATTGGTTGAATTATGATCACAACAATTAATAAAGACATTTTAACCGTTGATAAAGGAGTCATCGTTCACTCTGTAAACTGCATTGGTGGTGTAGGTGGATTGGCAGGTGCAATTGCACGCAAATGGCCCAAAAACGCTAGCGAATATATCGCTCATATCAAACGTCAAAAGCTTCCAATTATGCTCTTAGGCAGCGTGTTTGAAGTGAATGTAGCACATAACGTTGTTGTTGCTAATTTGTTTGGACAAAACAATATTGGCACCAAAGAAAGACAAACTGAATATTCTGCACTAATAACAGGATTTAAAGATATTGCTAAAACATATTTTCGTGGAAATGACATTAAAACTGTTCATTTTAGTGGTATTGGATTAGAAGATGTATCCAATGAATTAAATGACATTTACATTCCATATAAAATTGGATGTGGATTAGGTGGTGCTGATTGGAACATTGTAGAAGAAATTATCCACAAATGTTTTGAGAAAAGTATAAACGATGTTTATATTTGCAAGCATGAGTAAAAAACAGCAAAAAGATCTTGACTACAGAAAAAGATAGAGTATAATAGAAGCCAAGTTAAAAATAAGGAGACAATATATGTTCAATACAAAACAGACAAAACTATTCGATAATACTAAAAAAGCAACCAACCTGAATAAAGGTTCAACAACTCCGCTTTTTGTTCAAAAAGCAATGGTTAAGAGTGTTGAAACTCGTTCTGGTAACGGCGCAAAGAAACTTTCTTCCACTTTGGATTCATTCGTGGACCAATTTGGTAAGCTCGGAACTTACAAAGCACCTCGTTCATTCGCAGAGATTGAAAAGGATTGTGAAATTCTTTGGGCAGAAGATAAGCTTAATGCAGTAAAGTTTACTGGTTATCTTCGCACTATTTCTCGTAAGGTTCAACTCTCAGACGGTTCTGTTACATCTGAACCACAAAAGGGAGGCGAACTTAAGCATGAACCAATTATGCGAATGATTTGGCTTTCTCAAAAGGCACCAGAAATCTTTTGGAAGAATATTGGATTGTTTGTTTCTCTTGGAAGCTGGCATGACATTTTCACAATGCTGCAATGTGATTTAATCTATAATGGTTGGGATAATCGTAAGCTTGATTGGAAGCGTTTTGGTGACTTAATTCTTTCCTCTCTTGAAAACAAGAATACTCTTGATCTTCTTAAGAAGTATCTTCCTCAGATTAAATCAAAGAGTGCATGTACCACTGTTGAAAGTCAGGCTAACTGCCTTATTGGAAAGTGGATCTGTTCTCTTCTTTTTGGAAACAAAGAAAATTCATACAATTACAAAAAGTATCGTCAGCTTAAGACTTCTGGAACTGCACATGATTGGCAACAGCTAATCTCAAAGCGTCAGTTTGATAAGATTGATTTTGATAAGATTCATGGTCGTGCTCTTAATCTTCTTGTTCGCAGCAAGTTCCTTAAGAATCAGAATCTTTCCGATTCTTATGCAAAGTGGGTTGGTGATCCAAAAACTGTTGTGAAATACACTGGTTTTGTTCATGAACTTTTCTCTAAACTTCCATATGCTCTTTCAGGTCTTCAACCGCATGAAAGGGACACTATTAACAAGCAGTTTAATACTCTTGTTGAAAAGGGAAAGAGTGATAAGAAAGAAAATCAAGCCAACTTTATTGTTGTTCGTGATACTTCTGGAAGCATGGGTTCAGTTGCAACTGGAACAACTATGAGTTGTTTTAATATTGCAAAATCACTTGCACTTTATTTCTCTGAATTCCTTACAGGTCGTTTCGCATCTTCTTGGATCGAATTTAACAATGATGCTCAAATGCATCAGTGGAAAGGTGAAACTGCTCTTGAAAAGTGGTATAATGATCATTCAGGTTATATCGGAAGCACAAACTTCCAAAGCGTGATTAATCTTTTTGCTTCTATCAAAAATAGCGGTGTAGCTGAAAGTGAATTCCCAAGTGGTATTCTTTGCATTAGCGATGGTGAATTCAACCCAGCACAACTTGGTCAAACCAATGTTGAAGCTGCACGAAACACTCTTCGTAAAGCAGGATTCAGCGAAGATTTTGTTCAGAAATTTCAAATCGTTCTTTGGAACCTTCAAAGCGGCTACTATGGTCGTGGAACTGGTGAAAAGTTTGAAACAACTGCAAATGAAAGTGGAACCTACTACTTCTCTGGTTACTCTGCATCTGTAATTTCCTTCCTTACAGGACATGAAATTCTTACTGCTCGTCAACTCTTTGATGTAGCTATGGACCAAGAGATTCTTTCTAGAATGACTCTATAAACATCCCCAAACCTTGCGGTGTATAGGCAACCGCACCCTATAGGGTTGCAGACAGCAAATTATTAATCACTTGTCTCTTAAACAAAAAACGATAAAAAGTGCAACCCGAACTTGACAATAACTTTTAAAGAATTGAATTATTTTTAATATATTTACGCATATCTCTTTGTTTTGAAGATATTCGTAATGAAGGAGCTTCTCCTTTTTTAAAAAAGGTAAATCCTCTATAAGTTAAACGATTATATTTTTTATTAATAATATTAAAAATAACTGATGAGTTTTTAAGTCCTAAATCTTTAGCACAGCTTTTAGCAGATTCATAACTTTTATAAAAAATTAAATCTTTGGCATAATAACAGTCTATTGGTACAGAACGACCGATTTTTGTATTTGTAATTATTAATTTTTTTATAGTGTTTTCTGAACATTTAAACTTATCTCCGTCTGGTTCATATATGTTATAACCATTTTTAGGTAAGTTCGAATTATGTTTCGATATAAAAAATACTTCCTTTTTATATCGTTCAGATTCATCACATTCTTCAATTAAAAACATATGAAAATTTTGTTTTCCGTGCTTATTATATGCTCTCTGTAAATGTTCATTACCATGGTTTCCTTTTTTGAGTTTATAAAAATGTGAATATTTTCGAGTTTTAAAATTTTTTGTCGAACCTATATAAATTTTTTTATTAACTAAATTTAATATACCGTAAATACTAATTGTCATACTTAAATATTTACTTTCTGAAACAGCAAAAATGTTTAAATTTCTCTTGCATTTAAGACAAAACTGTAGTAAGATATAATTGTCAGGCCAAAAGAATACAATCAGCAAATCAAATAAACTTCTTTTTTATAGAACCTAAATTCGTATTCTGAATAAGATCAAAGACAGCAAACCTAACGGTTTATTTAGTTCAACTCTAAAAAATTGTTCTGACTACAAGATTAAAACTTAACATCAATTGATGTTAAGTTTTTTATTGATTATATCAAGTATGATGTTTAAAAATTGTAAAGATTTAGATTCTTTAAAATATTTTTGTGATGAGGTGTCTATAATACAGAGTTCAATTTCGCGTTCTAAACACGCCTGAAATTTTCTATTATCATTATTCTGTATCTGTGTTAACCTATCAGAACCGTGTATTGGTTCATAGTGAAATATACCATTTAATTCAAACGCAAGTTTTAGAGATGGTATATAAACGTCTAATTCAGAATTAATAGCATCTTTTCTATTAAAATGTATTTCGAGATTTGGATA